CCGACCCATCCGGGTAAATGTGGACCTCCGACCGCGGGGAATCCGCCGTGAAGACGGGTCCGCCTGGTGCGTGCTCCGCGCTCGCCGCGCGCTGACGGCGTGCCATCTCTTCATCCATCGGGTGTGTTGCCTTATCCATGATCGACCTTTCAAAGAAGCGCCGACACCGCGCCAGCGTCGGGCGGATTTTGCGCCATTTGTGGGCGCGTGCTGTCAGAATCGAGCGCGTGAGCGGCCCGGGCTTACACGCTCAAAGTAGTCGTCGGGCGTACGGCAAACAGCTTCCAACGAAGTGGGCCGCTCACCCCCACAAACGACAACGCCACCTCATATCTGCTGGGTGGCGTTGAAGGCAGGAGTGAGTCGGGCGGCCGCGCCGACTTTTCATGCACTGGGTTAATCGTACACCTGAAATCGCCCGCACGTTGCACACTTCGTCCCTTCGAGCACGATGTAAAACGTGAACTGTTTGCAATTGCAGCAGACCCATACTTTCTCATCATCCCTGAGCAGTGGGTGCAAATCCACTTCCTCTTCGAGTGCTGGCCGCTTGAAAGGTAGAACGTTGTTCATCGTCTCACCATCCTGTCCTTGTACTTGATTGCACCCATCGGCGCCGGCCTGGTGATCGCGTGCCGCTTCATCATGACAGCGTAGCGGGTCGCGTCCATCAGGTCATCGTCCACCTTAACGATCTTGCCGTCCTTCCGGTGATACATGCGGAACTCCGAGAACCAGTCGAGCAAGTTGCTGAAAACCTTGAATCGCCCTGTCTGCATGCGATCGAGGATTTCGAGTAGACCGGCGTCCACACTGTTGCCGCCCGCGCCCTCGTCCTTGCCAGGTTCAGGCTCATGCGTGGCCATGGCGTCGAGCATGTTCAGCCCGATATCCCGATACTGGCCCGCGATCGGCTTCCCCGCATTCGAGCTCGTCTGTTGCAGGCCGTCCGATGGCCATGACCACGGCAGCCACTCGCCCCAGGCTTTCAGTTGCGTACCGAACATGAGCGGGGTTGCTGCGCGCTCGCGTGCCGCCTTGGTGACGAAGATCACATCGGTTTCACGGTCCCAGGCCAGGTCCACCGCCGCGCTTGGGTGATCCCACCCGAAGTCAATCCCGCACATCCGCACCCAGTGAGGCGGAATCGGGAAGGGAAGCACGGTGATGCTTTCCTCCACGATCGGATAGATGCGGCCTGATCCAAGCGTAGGCGTGCCGTTGACGCGCGCCTCTCGCTCGTGCGCCGGGTAACTGCGGATGATGACCTCGCGCTCCGCAGGGGTGTAGTGCGCGGCATCGTAGATCGTCATCGTAGTCACATGCGTCCCAGGCGTTTGATCGACCAAGAACCGCTTAACGGTGTCCGACATGCCCTTGAGCGGCGTGAACGTCATGAAGACCAGGCCCTTGGTCGCGTTGATCCGCGTCAACGCCTCGGTGTAGATGTCTAGGTCTGGTTCCTCGTCGAGCCACACGAAGTCCAGCGTGGCCGCCTGAAACTTTTCCCGGCCCTGATCGTATGACTTGACGCCGAGCAGGGATTCCCCGGCCTGCACATCCCCGCCGCCGCCGTGGCGCACCACGAGCGATTCGACGGCATCGGCCAAGCCGCGCCTGGTGTTCCACTCCTTGAGCGCGTCCCGCGGTATCGTGCCCGTGCCGAAGTCGCCATACTTGCCCAGCAGCAGCAGTTGCAGGGAATCGCGCGTAACCTCGTTCGTGACGCCGGCCGCCCAGGCTGACACAGGCCGGTCCCACACGCGGCCCTGCCACCAGTCCGGGTAGCGCCCGCAAAGATGCATAGCCGTCTCGTTGGCGGCCGAGAGCGTCTTCCCGAGCTGATTCCCTGCCTTGAGCAGCCGTTCGCGGTGCGTCCTGCCCGCCGCGTGGAACTCCCGTTGCTTGGGATACGGCCGATAACGCGACAGCCGATTGCCCAGGAACCGCCGCTCTTGCTCTTCGAGCAGCATGAGCTCTTCAAGCTTGAGCGCCCGGATTTCGCCGGGTGAGAGAACGGCACTCATCCAAACACGCAGCCCGCGATTGCGTTTTGTGCCGCTACCAAATCCGTCTCTTCATAGACAAGGTGCCAATCGTCGCCCCACATTCCGCCCTGCGCGTATGGCGGCCCGAACCCAACTTGCGAAGCTTTCGCGCCCCTTTCCTCAATCGTCAGGTGCCCGAAGTCGCTCGACTCAAACCCAATGTTCAACAGTTCGAGGATGTTCGATGGCGGATACCAACCCGTCGATGGATAGTACTTCGCCAAGTAAATGCGAACGCCCGTCGTCTTGTTCACCAGGGACATGCGGTTATTCGCCATGGCCCACCCCATCAATGTTGTCATTTGGCGCCGGCAGGTCGAAGTCGGCGGATGCCGGCCGACCGCTCAGCGCGCGCGCCTTCCTTAATCCAAATGGCGGCCCGAGTTGACGCAGGACGCGCGCGGCCAATTCCTCGCCGCTCATGATCTGCGCCGCGTCGCATCCGTTCCTACACAGTGGCGTGCGCCCACCGCCGAAAGGCTCCCCGAATGACTTTCCACAACTACACAAGACCTCGCCAGGCTTGAGAAAGCGGCGCATCAGTTCGACGTATGGGGTATTTCTCATTCTGTCGGCCCCTCAATCGCCGGAGTTTCAGCCGCGGCCAGGCGCGATCGGATCGCCAGCGCCCGCGCTTCAATCTGAGCGTCGGTCAATGTGTTCACTTCCATTTTCCCGTCGATTTGCAGCTTTTCGCCGTACTCGCGAGGGTTCACGACTTTGGCACGCCAGCGGTAATGCGAGGCCAATTCGCGCCGGATGATCGGGTCTAAATCCTCGTTCATCAGCACATCTTCCGCCAATTCATCGGCACTCTGAGCACTCATGATGCGCGCTGATTTCGCGCGCGCGGCCCTCTCACTATCAGCAGCAAGCCAGGCCGCTACAGAAGCCGCAGAAATGCCCAATTCGCGGCCGATCTTGACGTAGGTCTTTCCATTGATGACCTCATCACAGAATGCATCGATCCCGAACATATCGAGGATCAGGAGCGCATCGCGATTGCGCCTGTCGCGTTCGACGTTCACGATTCGTCCCCTGGTGTCTCGCCATATGCCTGAGCATGCCAACCGTCAACGATAGCGTCGGGAAGGTGAATATCGACAGTTGGCCCGCCACCATCGCACATGACGATAGAATCGCCGGAAGGCGTTGAGGGAGAACTACCGTTGTGCGCCGCGCGCGCACGTGCCCAGGAAAGGTTTGCCCGATCAGCGTCGGCTTTCATTCTGGCCTCCGACCTTTCAGCCACGCCAGGCAGAATTGACAGGAAAACGGAATCTTTAAGCGCCTCCTTCGTCCGTAAATCCTGACGACGCATCTCGCGCAATATGCGCAACCCTTTTGATTTTGAAATCATTTGTTCCCCCTCAGTGCCAATTCGCGTATTTCCTTCGCGAGCCGATGAAACGCGCTTTCTATTTCAAACCATTCGATGCTATCGCCGGGAATGTTCGGTGTGTTTATCACCATAATTTCACGGTAGTACATCAGCGCATGATCCAGGCCGGCAGGGATTACCAAATCCGCTGGCACTGCCGGCCGGAAGTCGGTTAACCCTGTTGGGCACTCATGCTTGCGGTGCGTTTGCCACCTGAACCCGCAATTGCCGCATGCTGCGTCCATCGGGAATTCGTTGATTTCTTCAATTTCTGTCATGTCGGGCTTCCTTGGCTTATCGACGGTTGATGAATTAAAACTCTTCCAGAATCCTGCCGGTTGCAGCGTACTCAATCGTTGCCGCAATCATGACCGCCGCTGCAACGCGATCCAGCAACTTGCGCGATGCCTCACGCTTTTTGCTTTTGCGCTTACTCCACCGATGCGCCGCGTACATGTCCAAGTAATTCCGCGTTTTGATTGAGTACGGCACAAACCCGAAGTCGGTTTCCACTCCTTCTATATCGTCCATTTTTAGTCCTGTCTTGGTTGGTTGATGAATGGCGCCGGGGCATTGCGACTTGACGGTGTGACCCGCTGCCCCGACTGTTTGCGCTTCGCACTTATCCCGATCCGTGCTGGAGACACGGCCGGCGAAGTGCGCGCCGGGAAGAACCCCATGGCCCGCCGCGGTAGACCAGACCGCACGAGCACTGGCGCATCGGGTGTCGCCAGCATTCGGAGATTATGCGAGGCCGCGCGAACTTCACCCCAGCACTTGCAGTGCAAAAGTGGCTTTCCGCAGTAGGGACACACGTCCTCGTGTTTGAGCGATTTTTTCATAGTGACGCTGTAGGGATACGTTTTCTCAGGTTTGAGAGCTTGTAGGCCCCGCCAAACGCGCGGAATCGGCATGTTTGGAGGCCATCTCTAACCCCCGTTGCCGTTCGCGCTCCGCAAGCACCCTTTCATGGCCATCCCGCCAGGCATCCCCGAACAGCTGGCCGAGCAGTTTTCGGTACGGTGCCGCGTCCCCTCCGTCGAGGCCCCCGGCGTGGAACTGCGGGCTTGCGGCCAGTGATCGCACCGCGCAGCCTTTGCAATGCGCCCAATACATCGGATGGAATGCTTTGAATTGCGCTTTTGCGCATTGCATGCAAGTGTCAATATCGAGTTTCATTCTGGAACTCCTACCACATCAACCCAAACACGAACACATGGAGACTCCGAATAAAACTTTCTAATTGAAGCATCGCAGACTTGAACGTCATCCTTCCAGACCACGCCGTTAATTGCGTCGAAGATCGCCTTTATCACGTTATCGATATCCGGTTTTGTCGTCGGCCGTATCACGTGGGAAAGTGCGCTCCCTTGTTTTTTTGCACTCCAACTCGCCGGAATCTGACAAGCCATATGCACAATTACGCGCACCGGCCCTTCAAGCAATGGCGCGCCGGCCATTGCCTCGAATGCCGCGTGTTTGACGAGATTTTCATAGCTCACCGTCTTTTGCGGAGTGAACATGCGAACGTGCGCGCCGACTTTCCCGACACGCGGCCGGCCTTTCCCGATCGGCTGACCGGGGACGGAGAAATGAATCAATCCCATGTGTCATCCCCTGCCATATCTGCGATGCGCTTCCAATGCTTCGCTTTGAATCCGGCTTCATCCACATCATCTTCAATTTCCCGCTCCCACTTTTCCGACAGATCGAGGCCAGGCCCGCTGATCGGAATCAATTCTTGCGCAGGAATCGGGCAGACTTCAATAAATCGATCCGTTTCGCCAGTTGGCGCATTGTTGAATGAAATGAACAAAGGCTCCCCATTCGGAGCAGTGCAACCCCACTCACCCGGCGCAGTCATGATGAACCACATACGGTATTTTTCCGTTTTCATTTTCTCGCCTGGTTGAATCCAGCGCTTCGCAACAACGATGCGGCCGTTAAGCATGTTATCCCGCATCGTGGATTTAACGATGCAGAGCGTACCGGGTTCGATTTTCATGATTCTTCCTTCGGGTTAATTGCGAGAAATGCCTCGCGCACTGCAACGATAATTTCATCATCGGACAAGGCGGTTTCTCCGTCTTCCGGCGCCCTTATCCAATCGCGCCGAATTCTCGAGAAATAGTTTTCCCAGTTCATATCAGCGCCCCAGCCAAAATAACCAATGCTCCAACAAAAATAATGACAGACGAGCCGAGCGCGTTCAACGGAACGTCATTTGATTTTTGATCGAACAACATGCCAATTCCAGCAACAACAAACAGGGCGCCAAAGCCTGTAAAAAGAGCTTGGATGAATATTTGAAATGCAGACATCACCAATCCCCCGTGCTGGCCGGCAATTTTCCTTTGACCCGCGAGCGCATATCCGCGACTGTCGGCGTCGGCGCGTTGTCGTTCGCGATGACGCGGCCAGTCAAAACCTCTTTGCACCGGTTGCGGAGAAATCGCTCCATGCGCCGAACCCAGTCGCCCAGGTTTTCACCGGTCTCCGGCTCCACGCGCTGCTTCCACCCCGAACCGGCCACGGATGCCCCGAGTTCCGCCCACAGTGCCGCCCATTCGGCGGTCTGCTGCCGCCCATCAGTGGCGGTCTCCGGCGCCGTCAGCACGCGCCGGCCCGCGTTCACGACCCGCACGACGCAATCCCAGTCCGCCAGCACCTGCGACACCTTCGCGACCTCGGAGCCGTTGCAGCCGTAGTGCCAGGCGCAAACCCCGGAATCCGAGCCGCCCGGAAAGATGGTGCCAGGCATCGGGCAATTGTTCGCAAAGCAGTGATAGCGCAATTGCTTTGGACCATCGACCAGCGCCGGTAAATCGCCGGCCGCGTTGAAATGTGATTTATTCATTGAATTTTCCTTCGTGGACCTTCGTCCAATTCGTTGCATTCACAAGCCATGCCAGCTCGAATTGAAATGGGCGCCGGTCGCGGCTTTGCGCTTTGCCCATGAGGAAATCGGATCGCCTGCACCACTGAAAAAGCTTTCGGAAATACGCCAGCCCTTCGTCCTTCGTCGCCCAGCCCTTGAGCGCCGCCGTGGATCGCCACCGCGCCCGCAGGTTCGTTGCCCTCGCGCTTTCCGGCCACAGCGAGGGGTCATGCTGCGGCAGATCGGGCATGACCTCGGCCCACAGCGCCAGCAGCTCGGCATGCGGGCAATCTGGCACGGTTTTCGGTGCATGGCCGTTGAGCTTGTGGCCAACGAAGTCGAGTCCGTCTGCGTCAGCCGGGGGACTATCAAGCGATAGCTTGATTGGTATTACTGACTTCTCTGACTCTGCTTCTGACTCTGCTAGTGACGAATCACGCGTGACGGCGTCTACATCACGCGTGACGCGTGACGTTTCGCGTGACGCTAAGTCTTTTTGTCGTTCCCTGTAACGCCGCGCACGTTCGGCCGCAGAGTTGTCTTTATCGCGGTACTTCATGAAGTTCAAAATCACGTAACCGCCGTTCACGCGAACCATGCGCCGGCCCTCCCATTCGCTGGATCGGCTCTCAGGATCAGGCTCGCACAACTGCTGCAAAGCCTCCATCCCGCTATCCGCTGGAACGCCCGCGCGGCGCACGATTCCAGGCCCTGACGCCTCTACAAAGCCGTACCACCCAGGAGGGACGACAAACCCGTATGTCTCAAGACTTCCGGGCTTGTATGCCTGCATGGGCTCGTCGAACTCGCGAGGCATCGCCATAAGCAGAGCGGTGATAAAAACTTCACGCGGATCACGCGCAACCCATAGGGTGGAATCGAGGATTCCAGTGTCAAGTTTTACGAAGGACATGCTGTCACTCTACACCGTTTCGTCACGGCGTGACGGCGTGACGCTACTTTTTGCCATTTGATGCGCGCCGCCATGCTTGACCGCCGACCGCTTGGCCTCGGGATCGACCAGGCCAGGCCCGAGCTTTCGAGCTCGCGCCGTGCGATCGCGAACGGTTTTCGCCGCCTGCTTGTCCACTGGCCGCGCATCCGGCTTGTAATCGACGTGGAAGGTTCCCATCGAGCGCGGAGAGCCGTCCGCCCACAGATCGGGCCGGTTTGCGTCACGTAGCGTCATATGCTGCCTCCTGCATCATCTCGTCCATCGCGTCCACATGCGCTTGCGACATCCAGACCACAGCCAGGGCCGGACGCGAAGCAATCGCCGCCTGCACGATCGGGACTGACGGATCGTGAGCGATCGCCGGCAGTCGGTCAGCGTCGAGACTGCGCCGGCCTAGCGCGGTGATTCGCGCGTGCATCGGTGCGCCAGGCTCCGGCGCGATGCGATCCAGATAGCCGCGGAGCACGAGCCGCCGCGCGACGTTCATAACCAGCGTCATGCGCTCGCCGCTGGCCTCCTGCACCTGCCGATACGTGAGCGGTGCGCCCGATGAATACGCATTCAGGATGCGCATGGTGATGGTGTCGCCGGGTTTCGTCATTGCGACTCCCCTTGCACGAGGTCTACGGGCTCGTCGGGCACCGCCCGGCTTGGCAGATCGGCAAGTAGGTCTAGTTTGCGAAAGACCTTGGGGCGAACCAGTTTGAGGATGCGCAGCGGCTCTC